TAGTATCGGGGCCGGAGGTCGGCCACTGGGTTGCACAGCGCGTTGATGGTGGCTTTTTTGAGGGCAGGGCAACGGCACTAGGATTGAAACGAGATGATCAGATTATTGCAGGCGTCATTTATGAGAACTGGAACCACAAAAGCATCTGGTGCCATTTCAGCATTGAGGGGCAACTGACGCCGGCCTACTTGGCAGCAATATTTGATTATCCGTATAACATCTGCCAGGTCGAAAAGATTATCGTGCCAGTGGGCAGCGACAACGAACAAAGCGCAAAAGTGGTGACGAATATGGGATTTACAGAAGAAGGCAGGATCAAAGAAGGGCGCCCAGCGGGCGACATTGTGTTTTACACGCTGCGCCGCGATGACTGCCGGTTTTTAAATGAACGCTACAGCAAAAGGATAAATCATGGGTAAATCGTCACCATCAGCGCCGCCGCCGCCGGATTACGCAGGCGCAGCTCAAGCGCAGGGCGCCGCAAACGTCGAAACCGCCCGCGTGCAGGGTCGGATGAACAACCCAAATATCGTTGGTCCGTTGGGCGGGCAGACGGTCACTTTTGGTGAAAATGATCAACCGACGGTAACGCAGAATCTGACGCCGACTGCACAGAATACTCTGGAATCGCAGCAACGCGTACAGCAGGCACTGGCCAATCTTGGCGAGCAGGGTTTAGGCACTGCAAAGAATGTGCTGGCCACTGGATTTAATCCTAATCTGCCGAATCTGCAAACAAGCCTAGACACCAGCGGCGTGGCCAAAATGCCGGTGAATGCGGGAATGACTGGGCAAGCGGCAATTATGTCACGCTTGCAGCCGCAGCTCGAAAAGTCAGACGCAGCAACGCGGCAACGGTTAATTAACGAGGGTCTAGTGCCGGGTGGCGAAGCATACGAAAACGCCATGATTTCGCAGAATCAGCAAAAGAATGATCTGCTCACGCAAGCTGCGCTGCAAGGTATCGGGCTAGACACTGCTGCAAATGCTCAGGGATATAACCAGGCGCTGCAATCCGGCCAATTTGGCAACACGGCCGCACAACAAAGCCTGCAACAGCAGCTCGCGCTGCGGAATCAACCGCTGAACGAGATCGCCGGCCTGATGAGTGGCTCGCAGATCCAGATGCCGCAGTTTCAGGGGTATCAAGGCTCAAACATCGCACCGGCACCGATCATGCAAGGCGCCCAAGCGGCAGGGCAGGGCGCAATGGATCGGTATGGAATTGCATCGTCAAACGTCAACGCGCAGAATGCCGGGCTTTATAACTTGGCAGGCACTATTGGCGGCGCTGCGATGTTTTCAGATCCTCGCCTAAAATCTAATGTTGTTCGTGTTGGCACGCATCGGTTAGGGATCGGCGTTTACGAATATGACATATTTGGCAAACGGCAGCGCGGCGTGATGGCTGATGAAGTCGAGGCCGTAATGCCTGAAGCCGTGGCGTTGCATCCAAGTGGTTATAAGATGGTTAATTATGGGATGATTAATTAAATGAATTCCTCCTACAATTTCAATCCCGACGACAAGCGAATGCAGCTCGCTGCGCTGCTGCAAGATCCGACGCAACCGTATCAGAAGTATCGCGGGCCATTGGGCACGCCTGCCGGCAGTGGCGGTGGCATGAATGACATGATGATGAAGATGATGATGCGGAAAGCCGGAACGCAACCCGGCGCCCCCGTTGTTGATCGGTCTGCACCATACGATCCAAATTCCCAAAACTTTACGCCGTCTTACTAGAGGCTCAAAATGGCCGCTTTCGACTTTCAGAATCAAAATCTAACGCACGCTTTCAACCTGCCCAGCCCTTACCAGGCTGACCTGGCAAAGATCGCCCAGCAGCAAAAGATGGCCGAGCTGCTGCAAGCGCAATCTTTACAGCCCACAGAGCGTTACAGCTATAAGGGCATAGAGGCGCACACACCAGCGACCGCGGGGCTTGCAAAAGTCTTGCAGGCTATGGGTGGGGCTTATTTGCAGAAGCAGGGGCTTGAGGAACAGAAGGCGTTGGGGGAAAGGTATCGTGCAGATCAAATGGCAGATTTGACCGCGCTCGGAACCGCCATAAATGCACCTGCGGTGCCGGGTTCTGCGGCTGTTCCAGAAATGCAAGCAAGGCCAGCAATGGCATCTGCAACTGGCAACGCGCCAACGCAGGCAATGGACGAAGAAGGCAATCCGGTTGAAATGCCATATTCGGCCGCAAAGCCTGCTGTTCCTGCTCGTCAAGCCGGCTATATTGGTCCGGAAATGATTGCTGGAATGAAAACGCAAGAAGGTGCGAATCAAGTGCTGGCGTTAAGTCTGGCTCAAAGGCAAGCCCAAATAGAAGCAGAACGACGCGCAAACGAGCCATTTAATCTTACAGGGGATCAAATACGTTATCAGCCAACAGCTGGCGGTGGACCGCTTAGAGAAATTGCAAGAGGAATTCCAAAAACAGAATTTGCCCCTGTAGACGTTTCAAAATTCACGCCAGAAAGTGTGCAAGCGGCTACGAAGCCAGATGGCACGATAGATAGAACTTTGCTTCGCGCAATTTTAGAACGCAGAACTGGTCCGCTTGGCGTTTATGATGAATATGTAAAACAAACAATGGCATCCGGAAAAACTCCTAAAAGCATTGAACAATTTGAAACAGATCAAAAAATTGCTGCTAGACCGCCTGCTGCTGTAACTTATGGATCACCTGTTGCAGCAACAGATGCCGCTGGTAATCCGGTATTCCTGCAACCAGGTAAGGCTGGCAATCCTCCGTCTGTCATTCAAGGATTTACGCCGCCTGCTGAGAAATTGCGGCCAATTCCTGCAACCGTAAATAGTGCAATCACTGCAAATCAAACCGCAAATAATCAACTAGATCGGGCCATTAAATTAATTTCTGGTCAAGATTTACCCGGCATGACAGGTGATGTTGCTGCAACTGGTTTCAAAGGATATTTGCCTAATGCAATTCTCAATAGGGTTGATCCTCAAGGCGTTGCCGCTAGAGCAGAAATTGCAGATATTGGATCTTTGAAATTACATGATAGAAGCGGCGCGGCAGTTACGGCTAGCGAATCGCCTAGATTGATGCCGTTTATTCCTTTAGCAACAGATGACAAAGATACGGTATTAAAGAAATTGGGAAGATTAAAATTAGAACTTTCAAACGAAACAAATGCGATGCGGGATATTTACAGCAAAGAGCAGGGATATAGGGAAAGCCCTATTCTTAATAAACCGTCTGTTCCTGCTACGCAACCAATGCGTGCAAAAAATACTAGCACAGGCGCAGAAATCATCTCAACCGATGGCGGCAATACTTGGCAACCGGCAGGGAGATAAAAATGCCATTACCAGAAGGATTTGAATTAATTGCTGGGCAACAAAATCAACCGAAATTGCCGGAAGGTTTTGTGTTGGTTTCTGGTAAAGAACAGGAATCACCATCCATGCAGGCCGGCAGGCGTGCCGATATTTCTATTGGTGGCGTGCCAATCGGATCAAGTGTGCAGGGCGCAATCAATGCCTTGCAAGGTCCGACATTTGGCTTTTTGGATGAGCTGGCCGGCGGTATTGCGGCGCCATTCGGTAAATACAAGGATGTGCGCGATTATGTAAGGGGCGCGACGCAACAATTTCGGCAGGATTATCCAATTATTGCGCCAATAACCAGTGCGATGACTGCGGCGCCAACTATGATGCTAGGCGGCGGCAGTGCGTCTGCGGCGCCTGTTGTGGCTGGGATGCTTCCCAAAGCAATGCAAGCTGCTCGTGCCGGCGGCATTCAAGGTGCAATCAGTGGGGCTGGCGAATCGCAAGCGCAAGATCTATACGGACTTGCTGCTGATGTTGCAAAAGGCGGTGCTGCCGGCGGTGCGACTGCTGGGCTTGGTCAGGGCGTGCTCGGGGTGGGCGGCGCGGTTGGCAGCAATATCGCACAACGCGTAATGCCGCAATCAACTCAAAATGCTGCATCTATGAAGCTCGCCGAAGCGTTAATGCGTGGCGTGCCGGAAGGAACTGTTTTTACCCAACCCGGTGCAATGAGCACACCAGCAGGACGAGCTGCTGCACGCATTGAAAGATTTGGACCAGAGGCAACCATTGCTGATGTATCTGGTCAGGCGCCTAAAAAACTGCTTGATCTGCTGGCAACCTTACCAGGCAAAACCAGTGATGCCACAGAGCGCCTCATTCGAGAGCGCCAAGCTGGTCGCGCCGGTCGGATTATGACCGCAGCCGACGAATCACTGGGCACGCAGGGAAAAGGTTACGTTGCCACATTAGATGCTTTGGAAACTGCACAAAAGACCGCTGCCAAACCGCTGTACGACGCTTTGAAGGGGGTTTCTGTTCGGATTGATAAAGACCTATACAGCCTGTTGCAAAGAGCGCCAGAAGCCCATAAAGCAGCCGAAAAACTTGCTAGAACTGAGGGAAAAATGCCGATTGATTTGTCGGCGTTAAAAATTGGCGATGACGTTCCGTTTGATGCAATTGACACAATGAAAAAAACATTGTGGCAACTTGCTGAAAGCGAAAAACCTAATTTCAAAGCATCAGCGCAAAGCCGCGCATATGATAATTTGAGAACTACGCTTACTCAAAAAATGGATGATCTTTCGCCAAAAGATGCCGCAGGAAATTCAATTTACAAACTAGCGCGTGACGCATTTGCCGGTCCTGCGGAATTAAAGACGGCAATCGAAACTGGCCGCACTGTCATGAAGGTGGATTCTCTAAAGGTTGCAGAATTGACTAAAGGGATGAGCGCCAGCGAATTAGAAGCATTCCGTGTTGGTGCGCTGCAATCCCTGCGTGATAAGGTTGGTACCGAGGCTGGCCAAACGTCATTGCTTAAAATGTGGAAAGAACCGGCAACCAGTGACAAATTGCGCGAAATATTTGGCAGTGATTACCGCAGATTTTCCGCAGAAGTGGCAAAAGAAGGTCAATTGAAAGCATTAGAATCAACCGGCCGCGGATCTCAAACAGCATCAAGATTGATGGGCGCCGGCGATCTGGATAATGAAGCGTTGATGAATGCTGCTCAGGCGGCTAAAAGCGGATTAAGTGGTGAAGTTGTTGATGCGGTTAAATCAGTCGGAAAAGCATGGAATCGCGTGGCAATGCCAGAGGCAACCAGAAACAAATTAGCAGAAATGTTAATGAGTAAAGGGCCGGAAGCGAAAACAAACCTTCAAGATGTAGATCGACTGATAAAAGCATTGAATGCTGATGCGGCACGACGCGCAGCAATCACAGGCGGGATTTCCGCGCAGACTGTCACGAAATAAAGGAGTAAAAACAGTGTCCTATAATGGTTCGGGAACTTTCAACATCAACACGGCGGGCCAGCCTGTAGTCACGGGCACCGTCATTTCTTCAACCGCTTTCAACGCCTTAACCTCGGATCTAGGCACCGGCCTGTCTACGGCAATCACGAAAGACGGGCAAACGACCGCAACAGCGAGGATACCGTTTGCGGCAGGCATCAACAGCAGCCTGGTCACAGACGCCACGAGCACGACAACCGGCTCAATCATCACGGCGGGCGGCGCCGGCATTGCAAAATCTCTTTATGTCGGGTTGGCGGCAAATATCGCGGGCGGCGTGGACAAGCTCACATCAGCAACAGGCGTGGTGTCTGTTGCTGCGGCTACCGCACCGTCATCGGGTCAGGTGTTGATGGCAACCAGTGGAACTGTGGCCACGTGGCAGACGCCAGCTTCTACACCAGCCGCCACACCTACTGTGCTTGGCACTGTGTATGGGATTGCACCGGCTGGAACTGCTGCTGTTGCTTTGGGCTATCAGGCTGCAACCACAACGACTAGCGCAACTGGCGTAACTGCAATCGGTTATCAAGCACTTCAAGCAAATACCTCCAGCAACAACACCGCCGTGGGTTATCAGGCTCTTTATTCGGAAACAACCGCTGGAAATAATACCGCCATTGGCTATCAAGCGGGTCGTAGTATAACCACTGGAACCGACAGTGTTTTTATAGGGTATGCCTGTGGGTATAACGCAACACCAACTACAAACGGAAACAATAACGTATTTGTAGGGCCGTATTGTCACGGTAGCGCCGGAAATGTATCCGCTGAATACATTTTGGGTTGGAACCTTGCGGGTAAAGGTAACGAAACTTTTTTTGTTAGCGGATCATCTGGTGCCTATAACAGTGCAAACTCTTTAAATTGGTCAGTTACATCTGATGTTCGCCTTAAGAAAAACATTGTTGATAACAATGTCGGTTTGGAAAAAATTACCGCTATTCAGGTGCGAAACTTTGAATACCGCACAGAAAACGAAATTACAGAATTGCCAACTCACACGACCATTAAAAAAGAAGGTGTGCAGCTTGGCGTCATAGCCCAAGAACTTCAAGCGGTCTTGCCGGAGTGCGTCAAAACAGAATCCACTGGTGTTATGTCGGTGAACGCAGACAATCTGACTTGGTACATGGTCAACGCAATCAAAGAACTCAAAGCAGAATTTGACGCATACAAATTAACGCATCCGTAAAAGGGAAGCAGATGGCATCTGTCACAGAAATTGAGGGCCGTGTAAATACGCATGAAGCGGTGTGTGAGCTTCGGTATGAAAGCATCAACGCCCGTTTAAAGCGCATTGAAGCCGTTGGCCTGACTGCGGCAGGTGCCATCATTATGTTGCTGTTGCACTTGGTGACGAAAGCTGGATGATGGACACCTTCGACCTGCTCGTAAAAGCATGGCCGATTCTTTTTGCGTTAATCACGCTCATTATTGTTTTATCCAAGATCGACCTGCGCGTGGCTGTGCTGGAAGAAAAAATTAGAACGCTGTTTGAGCTTTGGAACAAAAGGGGTGACAAATGAAAAAGCTACTTTTAATTGCGTTGCCGCTGGTAGGCGTGTCTGCTGTTGTCGTGCTATACCTTGGTTTTAATCAGTGGGAAAAACCTACAAGCCCAGACCTGATGATTTGCAACGGTGAATACGCGCTGTGTGCTGCGTCAGGCTCCACGCCCACAGGCAGGTCAATAAAGGTCAAAGGTAAGGTGTTTCAAGAAGGCATGGCAGTTTGTCCAATCTTGAAGGGCAGAAGCGTAGCTAACGGCGCACTGATGAATAACTCTTGCGATGCTCCTGCGGGGAAAGTTTGGAGTCTGTTCAGCACCGTCACAGAAGCCCCACAAGCCCCAACATGGTCGGTAGCGCCTTTGATACATCGCACCTTTATTTTGAGCAAGACCGAGGGCATGAGCAATCAATGGTCGTTCCTTTGCGACAAGCAAGCCAAGCTCGTAAATGGGGCAGCCTTGGCATCATGCTATGGTCCAATTAACGAATCACCGGCAACCAACGGTCATGTGCAGATGGGTTCAAAAATTATTACCGACGCTCCATCTGGCGTATTGAATCCTGTGGGCGGTAACTTCTAGGAGTTTAATAATGTTCCCCCTCGGCGCAGTCCTAGACATCGGCAGTAAGCTGGTCGATAAGTTTTTCCCCGATCCGGCACAGGCTGAACAGGCTAAGTTGCAACTGCTAACCATGAGTCAAAATGGCGAGCTGGCACAGCTAAATGCTGACGTTGCCGAACAGCATGAATTGACCGAACGTCTCAAAGCAGACATGGGCAGCGATTCATGGCTGTCAAAGAACATTCGCCCCATGACGTTGATTGCAATCCTCATCGGCTATTTCACGTTTGCTGGTCTGTCAGCGGCTAAGATCGACGTTAATGAGAGCTACGTGCAACTGCTGGGTCAGTGGGGAATGCTAATTATGTCTTTTTATTTTGGCGGTAGAACGCTCGAAAAGATCATGGACATGAAGGTCAAGAAATGAAAGACAAGCTAACCTTTATTGTTACTACAATGGTCAGTTTTACGTTGTGCGTGGTCATCGGCGGCATGGTGTTTGCGCTGTGCTACGGTCTGTTTGATAAAGACGTAAACAACGACGATATATTTGCGCTGCTCGGGCCAGCGTTTCAAACGATTGTCGGCGGGTTCATCGGACTGCTGGCGGGTATAAAATTTTCAAATGCAAATGAGGGCGATGATGCTAAGTAATTTCCCCGCTGCGCTGGCGCTGGTGCTGAAGTCAGAAGGCGGTTTTGTAAATCACCCGGCAGACCCCGGCGGCATGACTAACTTGGGCGTGACAAAAAAGGTCTGGGAAGCGTGGGTAAAGCATCCCGTCGATGAGGCCGAGATGCGAGCGTTGACGCCGGAATTGGTCGGGCCGCTATACAAGGCCAACTATTGGGATGCCTGCCATTGTTCGGACTTGCCGCGGGGTGTGGATTATTGCGTGTTTGATTCTGCCGTAAACATGGGGCCAGGACGCGCAGCAAAGCTATTGCAAGCGGCGCTAGGCGTTACGGCTGATGGTGCTATCGGCAGGGCCACGATCGCTGCTGCGACCGCTGCCGATCCCGTTGAATTGTTGGAAGCGTTTAGCCTGGGCAAGGAAACGTTTTACCAATCCCTGCCGACTTTTCAGACGTTCGGCAAGGGCTGGTTGAATCGGGTTGCTCATGTGCAGGATGCGGCAGAGCAGATGATGGGCTAGGTGCCAACTGTTAAGTAATTCTTAACCGTTGCCGCTTTCGCGGCGGCTCTCAGTTTGTCAGTCATCATTCACCCTCCCATTTTCCAACTGCTCGCAGGAAAGCCTCGGCGCGTTGCGCTGCGGTGGCATCGATGGGGTGTTGCTCGTCCGTTACTATTGACAGATGGCGAAGATACGTTCCCCAGCCACCTTTCGCGTAGAGATTTGGTCTGATCAAAACCTTCTCTGCTTCGTGCATGGCGTTGAGGTCGGTGAGGTAGTCAGGTTCTGGATCGTAACAGCCCTGTGGACTAAGCCACCCCAAACCACGGCTATCAGGTCTCCACCCACACGCTTCCGCGATGGCGATTCGTTGTTTTTCTGGTGTCATCATTCACCCTTTCTGATTGCGTCAGCGCAAGAATGAGCAACCTGCCTCTCGTCATCTAACAAATACCTGCTATTTGCCATTTTTTCGCACACCTTCGCGCACCGTTCACGCTCGTTGGCTATAGCTTCGGAAAGTTCAGCGGCGGTTGTAAACTGATCAACATTACATAACCGCAATTGCTCTCTTGCTTCGGCAAGTTCGCGCTCAAGCTGTTCAACACGCAAACCCTGTTCTACATACGTCGGTATAAGTTTGCTCATTTTTTCTCCCTTGCATCCATTTCGCGCAGATCGTTAGCAGCATCGCTGACGCCATGCCAGTCCTCTTGCCGCACTTTCATCAATAGGTATTGAATCAATATCTCGCGGTCAGTCATCACATCACCAGCACTGTACAGATGATGACCAGCACAACAACAACAAGGCCAATCCGGCCGCAGTCGGCAAATCCTTCTGAATACCCTTCGTCGTAATCATTCCAGTTACCCATAAATCCTCCGATTTTTTACCGCCAAAAAAGACACGCTTTTGCGCTCAACACAAGACTTGCACTTCCATATCCGGCGGGTGCCTTTTGTGATCTTGACCAGCTTGTAACCGGCCTCCCGTCGGCAGGACTGGCAGACGGGGGCGATCATTTCTTACCTTTTTTAGCTTTGCGCTTGTACGCTTTCATGCGGTCTTTAAGACCGTCTGCCGACGTGTGCGAGGCGGCGTTGCTGTATTTGAATTTCTTGTCCGTTAATTTCAATGCCAGTTTTTCAGTCATGATTTCCTCTCATTCCATCTTTGGATCGCAACCTCAAGGGGCTGGTCTAGATCAGCATAAGGTCCGATCATTTGGCATTCTTCGCAACAGATGGCAATTACATTTGGCATGATTTCGTCGACCACCACATCATCGTTGCCGCAAAACGGGCAGGGCAGGATGACAATCTGGCGTTTCTGGCGTTGCTCGCGGGCTGTTTCCCAGCGATCGAGATCCTGACTGAATTGGCGCTCGAGCTGGTCAAAGGCGTTTGTGCTCATTTTTCCTCCGTATCTTGCGTTTTATGAAAATAATTACACCCATTAGTTTTGCAGAAATAATAAACACCAATCCCGCCGCCAGCCAGACCGTAACCCATGTCGAGAGTGTCATTGCCGCACAAAGGGCAGTTATCGCCGTCCTGCTCCTCTGGTGAATTTGTTTTCATTTTTCAATTCTCCCGTACGGCTGTTTGAATTCTCATTTCGTCACCTTTTTGGCTTTTGTCGGTTTGTCGGCTTTTTCCCACGGCAGATCGTCGACCAGATCCTTGAAATGGTCAACCGGCTCGGCTGGCGTAATGTCGCAGTCAAACTCGGTTTTGATGGCAGTCAGGGCAAAGTCTCCAAGCAGTGACTTGTCGACCAGATTTGTTATATCCTTACTGGTATAAACAGGCTGGGCAAACTCGGCGCCGGTCAGCTTGTTTTTGTAAGTTAGCAGGTTATTACTGGTCGCGTCCATCAGCTCGGCAAACCGGCCGAGCAGCGTCGGTATGTGGCGGTGCTCTCCGCATCCAGCACGCTGGGCTGATACATCCATGTCGGGTTTAGCCTGTGCACACGACCAGCGGCCGTCTCCGTCAGTCTCAGGCGTCGAATGAGCGCAGGTTCGGCAGCTCACGGCGGGTGCTTCCGTTTCGTAACATTGCGATTTAAAGCGGCAAAACTTGCAGGTGAAATTCGTGGCATCGTCGGCCAGCGTCACGGCCGGTTCGGGCGCCGTGATGATGCGCTCGGCGCGTTGGAGCGCCTGGTTGAACGCATCCTTGTCGAATTCGATGCGCTCGGCGTGAATGTCGTCGGTATTCTTATCGACCATGATATACATGGCGCGAGTTAGGCCAGCCCAGCCCATGTATACTTGCATCTGTTGCCAGTGCTGCGGCTTGGACTTCTTTACCCCATTTTTCACCATCGCGGCAAAGCTCTTGGCGTTTGCGGTCTTGAATTCGAGCAAATGCGGCGTCTTGGGCGCTTCTGGCAAGCCCAGGCCAACACCGTCCAAGCTGCCTGCAAAATGGCCGCCAACAGCCTTGTAGCGCCATTGGTTGCCGTCCTGATCCTTATCCCACACCTCAACGCCGATGTTTCTCAAGTCGGCGATCAGGCGCGGTTCCTGGTGGTTCCCGGTGTCAAACAGGCGCAGCATCCGGCCGTCAAAGTCTGCTGGCTTTGCCCATCTGAAACTAAGCCACAGATACCTGTCGCATTCGTGGCCGATCTCAGATGCACCGAGATGCGGGCGCCCCTGCCGGTCTGCGCTGGTTTCGTAGTGCCGGAATATTGCGGATCTGGTGCTGTTCTGCGGTTCTGGTATCTCTGCCATGATTCCTCCGAAATTATTTATTTTTCAATCTTTCCATATGATTCGCAAACTCAACTAAACGTAAAGCAAAATCCATGTTGTTCTCTCCAACAATAAATGCTGCTTCACCAGTTTCATCATCGATTATTGCTTCAGCTAATCGTTTGGGTTTTATATCAGCGGGTAATTTCACGATATCAATTGAATAAGTTTTCATACATCCTCCGTAACGCCGGGGCGTTGCCGCCCCAGCTTGTGATTACTTCTTTGCCCAAGGAGCTGCGGGTGCAACCTTGCCAGTGGCAAAGCCTGCGGGTGCTGCCGGTTTAGCTTTCGGCGCCGGTGCGCCGGTGGCCGTCGAATACCCCTTGATGCGGTTGGTCATCTGGCCTGACTGCGGGTTCAGCTCCTGCACCACGTCCACGGTCAATGGGATATTGTGCAATTCTTCACTGTCGCCGGGTTCCATGATGCCGACACAGTGGCAAATCGCCGACAGCTCGCGCTCGGCAATCTGAACCGCGGTGGCGTTGGGGTTGACCAGGTTAAGTCTAGTCCAGAGTTTCCGGCCGCTGTGCTTGGTGTCGCCGATCACCTCCATTGTCAGCATCAAGTAGGCTCCGGTTCCGGCTTTGGTTTCCTTCATCTCTGAATCCACAATGATGACTTCGTAGCGACCGGCGGGCAAGGCGTCGAAAGACTGTTGCGGCTCGATGTTTGCGGCGTTGAAATTAAGTGAGGCCATGATTATTTTCCTTTTGATTGTTTGGTTGTTTCGGTTGTGGTCGTCATTGCGTCTGCCAGTGCTGACCAGTCCAACGGCAGTGAATCGGGTAGGCTGTAGCGGTTTTTGGCAAGGTAGGCCGGTTTCTCGCTGGTGTAGAGCAGGCGCTCGCCGGTCGAGATCCCGCGGCTTACTTTGTTATTGAAGCCTACATCGCTAGATTTCACGATGGTTTTGTAGTTTGCAAAGCCCACTACATCGCACCATTCCTGCACCAGGGCGCTGCTGCGGGCTTGCAGCTTGGGCTGGTATCTTTCATAAGGCTCGACTTCTGGCGAGTCAAACCGCTTGATCTCGCAGTGCGCCAGCAGGATAGACGCCATGCCTTTGCTACGCAAAGCGGTCAGGCTATCAAGGATCTTGCGCCAGAGATCCGCAGCGATCACCGCACCTTTGCCGTATGCAAGGTCTTTTGCTTCGTATTGCGTGTTGATCTGTTCCCAAATCAGATTGTCGAGCCAGTCCAGGCTGTCGATGACGACGGTCTGAAAGTCGTGCTCACCCTGTAATGCTTTCAGCGCATCCTGAACATCTGAGAACTTGGTCGCTAGCGGGAAGTGATCCGCTTCTAACCGGCCCAGGCCGTCCTCAGTTAGGATGAATATCGGTGCCGGTGCGCTGGCGCCGAAGGTCGTCTTGCCCAGCCCATGCGGCCCATACACCATGATGCGGGGCGGTTGCAGCGTGGTGTTGCGTGATATTGCCTGTAAATTTATAGCCATGATTCCTCCGTTAATTTAATGAAAACAGTAAAACAACAAAAATCCAAACTGCTGCAAATGTTACCAATCCCAAAACACAATCAAGAATAATCTGTTTCATCTTTCACTCCGATCGTCACAAATGTCTTGCGCCATCTCATCAACGCAATCCGAATCTTCCAGATGTTTCTTAAGCATGGCCTGCACTTTGTCGTAGAGGCGCTCAATGCGAGCTTCAAGGGCGGGTTTGTTTGTGCCGAGGGCAGCAACCACCAGCTCAAAGGCAAAGCTATGATCTAATTCTTCGCTCACGAAATCGTAAAGATCAACTTCTGTGCGGCCGAGCTGCGGAAACTTGCCGGTGTTGAGCACTTCTTCTGTAATGGCATCGCAAGCGTCTGCGCGGTCATCGTCTGACACTTCGCGAGAAGTGGCGTTGCGGTAGCACTTGGGGCAGTCTGTGGCACCGCAGAGGCAGGGTTCTATTGACATGGTGATTCCTTTCGGTTGGTCGGTTGGGTGCGCCCCCGAGGGGGCGCGGTATAAAACTATTCGTAATCGTAATTTTCTATGTTTGAGCAACCGTTATCGACCCAACGGCCTTCTGCTTCGTTCATTGCTTCGCACGACTCAATCCATGCAATGTTATCCATTTCTTCTTCGTGTTGAGCCAGAGCAACAACGTGAGAGTCATGTAATGTTTTCATTTTGTTTCCTTTCGGTTGGTTGGTTGTTAGTTTGCTACGGGTAAGCTGTTGAGCACTTCCAGTGTGTCATCAAGGCTAACGTATTCGGATTTGGCAATCAGCGTGGCTTTGCCGTTTCTGGCGTAAGACACAACTACAAATTGCATTTTGCCGCCCATGATGCGCGTGCCGTAGCCTTTGGCTTTTGCTGCTTTTGAAATTTCAGTGGCTTCTTGTAAGGACATGATGTTTCCTTTCGGTTGGTCGGTCGGTTGTTTTCTTCTGTTGCGTTACTGCATGGCTCACAATATAATCGGGCAGAAACAGGTTGTCAACAACTTTCTGCAACTATTTTATAGGGGTTCAAATTCGATGCGAACAAGCGATGCGGTGACATACTTTGACGGGCGCCGAGCACTGGCCGAACGACTAGGGATTAGCACCCAGGCGGTGGCTAAATGGGGCGATGCGGTGCCAGAGGGCGCCGCCTACAAATTACAGATCCTGACGAACGGGCGCCTGCGGGTAGATCCGGCACTCTATCCTGGGCGGTGGCGCCGGAAGGAGGGGAAATGAGTGCTTACGGTGATTATTTTGATTTTAATTTAAAGCCAGTAAAAATCGATAAACACGGCCCTCTTTATTCAAGGGAAGATTGTAATAAAACGATTGTTGGATTTATAAATAACAATGATTACTTTTATAGGATGTCAAAAACAATGACAACAGATGCTAATAATGCAATTGTGGCTGTGGAAAAAGTCACTGATGGATTCAATCAAGTTTTAGAAAAATTCTTAAAAACTCAGATTAATTTTTCCGATCAAACAAAACGCGCCGCTGGCAACGTGCGCGATTCAAGTGAAAAATTAGGGCAAGCTCTCAACCGAATAGAAAAAGCTGCTAATTTTGATAATTTGCAACGATACGTTGATTTGTTGGAGCGCACAGCAAAAGCGATGAATACTCTGGTAGAACTTGAAGCCAACGGAAAACTGGAAAAAATATCCAAAGCCATTAGATGAGCGGAGAAATTCTAATGCACCACAAAGCAAAAATACCATTTTCAGTAGTGCAGGAAGCCCGACACCAGCGGCAGCGGTTTGGCAGGGCGTATAGCGTGATTGCTGCGTTTTATGACGTGTCCATGTGGACCGTTCGCGACTGGTGCGAGTATCGGACGAGGGTGGCGAGATGAACGTAAAAAGGGTAATCAGGCCACCGGACATGACCTGTTCTTTTTGCGGCGGTAAGGGCTTTCAAACAATTGAACGGGCGGCTGGGCAGAGTTTTGTGTGCAAGGACTGCCGCAAGACTTACAAGCGCAAATCAACCAGTGGCAGCGGGCAGATTGCTGGCAAGGTCTATTATCGGACGCAGGAATTATAGGGGGTGCACCATGGTTGAGAATGATTCTGTAGTCGAGCTGCATCCGAAGGTCTTACTGGATGCGGCACTGAAATACGCGCTGCGGGGATTTCGCGTGTTACCGCTAAATAGCATACGGCAGGGCGGCTGCACCTGCGGTGACTCTGATTGTCGCTCGCTTGGTAAACATCCGCTGACCGCACACGGCGCGACTGAGGCCAGCAGCGACGAAATGACGATCCGCGGCTGGTGGTCCAAGTGGCCGACCGCCAATATCGGGCTGGCGATGGGTGACGCGGGTTGCGTGGCGCTCGATGTGGACACGCGCAATAACGGTCACCTGAGCTGGGAGGCGCTCATACAGGCTAACGGGGCGCTACCAGAGACTCCCACACAGCGCAGCGGTAACGGGTGGCACTATCTAGTCAGGATCGACACCGCGGCCGTCAAACGCTGCCGTGGCAAGCTGGCGCAGGGGATTGATGTCAAGGCCAACGGCTATATCGTGGCCGAGCCTTCTATCCATCATTCGGGGCGCCGGTATGCTTGGGATGATGGACTGGATCTGTTGGCCGGATTCACCCCGGCACGCGCACCTGTTTGGCTGGAACGCATGTTGATGGAACCGGCAGCGGAAGCGGGGGGGCCCAGCTCACCCAACTTGGGCAATTACACACTGCCGGCACAACTCGCAGAGGCCGCAGACGCACTGGCGTTTCTGGATGCCGAGGACTATCACCAGTGGATCGAGGCAGGCATGGCGCTACACGCGACCGGCCTGGGCGATCTCGCATATCAGGTCTGGGTGGATTGGTCAGGCCGGTCGGGGAAGTTTGACCACAAGGTGCAGCGGGCAAAATGGTTATCGTTTTCGACCAATCGAGCCGCCGGCGTGACGATCAAAACCTTATTTTCTCGCGCCCAGGCTGCGGGGTGGAAGAATCCTATGGCCGGCACCAGCTCTGCATCAAGCACACCAGAACCAGAAGTCACAATTTCCGATCTCGAAAAACAATTACTGTCTTTTGACGCATTTGCCGATCCATTTACGGCAATACCCCATTTCGTCGATCGCTGGATTCCGCACAACGAAGTCACTTTGCTGGCCGGTCACGGCGGCAGTGGTAAATCTTATGTTGCCATGTCGCTGGCGATTCATGTCGCGCTAGGACGCACTTTCTGCGGTTTGCCGACCATTGCCGCACCTGTCCTATTCTTTAGCGGCGAGGACGGCGCACAGGTTGTTCTGCGGCGTTTCCACAGCCTATGCAAAGCGCTTTCTGTGGCGCCGACCGATTTGGAAGGCAAATTGCTGTTGCTAGACGCATCTGATATAGATCCTGCACTGCACCGCGACAACCGCGGCGTGACCGAAACCAAGCTGCTTGGCGCCCTGTCCGAGCTGGTCGCCAAGCGCAATATCGGTCTGGTGGTGGTCGACAATGCCAGCGACACTTTTGACGATGACGAAATTAAACGCGCCCGGGTGCGGCAGTTTGTGCGCTCTCTACGGTCACGCATTGCCCGACCAGAGCGCGCTGTGCTGCTACTGGCGCACGTCAATAAGGTGTCGGCGATCAACGGTCGGGATGCCGGTCGGGAAGATTATTCCGGTTCGACCGCTTGGCACAATTCTGTGCGCTCGCGCCTGTCTCTCAACGTCGAAAAGGACGAGGATTGCCTGACCATTGAGCACCAAAAGGCCAATTTAGGACCGCGTGCAAAGACAGTGCGCCTGCGCTGGCACGACGGCGTGCCGCTTGAAGATGGCAGTTTTACTGATTCCGGCGCCGCTGCTAATGCCGCAATTATTGCCGCCGAACGCCGGAAATCCGCAAATCTGGCAAAGGGCATACTGGCCGGCATGATTAAAGATTTTAATAATCGCGGCGAAATGGTCACCACATCCAATACCGGCGGTTTCTCTGTTTGGCACCTTTTGAGCAAGCGGTCAGGGTTTCCCAAAAGCGTTAAATCGTCATCCGATCTGATGGATTTGTTGGCCGAAATGCAGGCCGAAGGAAGCATTTATAGATCAACATTTAAGACCAAAGACCGGAAATTGAGAGAGGTTTTTGTGGCCGGAAGTGCGCCAATGCAAGACGAAAACGACCAAAAGGAGGGTAATTAATATGTTAGTGAGGACTAACATAAATGCGCCAAAGAGGGCAAAAAGTGCGCTGCGCTCCTCCCCCCATACCCCCCCAGCGCGGTGCGGCGCATTGGCGCACCGCCCGCGCTGTAGTGCGCCAATGTTTAAGATGGCGCACATTGGCGCGGTATGGCGCACATTGGCGCAATAACAACATGGAAAATTATATTAATTGCCGGCAATGTCATAATGTTTTTTTTGCAGACGAAGAATGGAAAAAGATTTGTTTGAAATGTTGGATAAAACAAAAGAAAGAACGCGAAGAAAAATTGAAGGGTGCAAGAGAAGCAAGGTATTACACGCCGCCGCCCAAACACAATGCCAGCAATGAATTAAAAGAAATGTTGCCACTTTTGATTCGTTTGTGTCATCCAGACCGGCACAATAATTCGGAATCAAGCACCAAAGTTACCCAATGGTTGTTAAAACAAAGGAATAACCCATGACACCAACCCAGCGCAGTCTGGCAGCTCTCCGCGAACTCGGTTACCTAGTCGAAGTGGTCGAGAAATGGAATTCATTTACCCGAACGCGTAAGGATCTCTGGGGCTGGGCCGATCTGCTGGCCATCCGACGCGGCGAGGTGTTGGCGGTTCAGGTCACCAGTGAGGGCGTGGCTAACAGGGTTGCCAAAGTTACGGCATCGGAAACCATCGGTCGAGTGCGGGAAGCTGGGGTGCGGGTCGAGGTTCACGGCTGGCGCAAGAACGTAAAAGGGCGCTACGTGCAGCGAATTGTCGATTTATCTTGAATTTTTGGCTTGCGTGCTGAATTATTGTGCACTAAACTGGCTGGGCGCTGATCTCCTCCGTGAAGCGCATCCCTACCCGCTAAACGGCGACTTGAGCGATGCGGGCGCTCACCCGGCGGTCGCCGTTGCCTATCTGAAAGGGCGCTTGTGGACTATCAGAAGAACGCCGCGCTGTTTGTCAGTGTGCTGTTTCATAGCGGCACGAACGCTCATTTCATGCACTTGCAGACGAAAAGTTATAGCGAGCACAAAGCGCTTCAAAAATACTACGAGAACGTGATCGACATTGTGGACCGCTGGGCCGAGGCGTTTCAAGGCTGTTATTCGATAATCGAAACTTATCCGGCCGACTTTCATATTGCCAAGTCGCCGCTGAAATATCTGGAACAGATCAAAGACTTTGTGGACTCGATCCGCAAGGTGTTACCGGACGATACGCAGCTGCAAAACATTATTGATGAGGCGTGCGAGCTGATTGATTCGACGATCTATAAGTTAAAGGTGTTGAAATAATGCCTTCCAGCTCACCAGCTCAAGCTCGCATGATGGCCGCGGCCGCGCACGATCCGAAGTTTGCGAAACGGGTTGGCGTGCCGGTTTCTGTGGCCAAAGACTTTAACCAGGCGGATAAGGGTAAAAAGCTGGCCGAGGCTATGAAGCGGAGGCCAGAAAAGAAAAATGGCTAACGCAGGACAATTTAAAAAAGGCGACAAAAGGCCAGGGGCGGGCCGGCCTAAAGGATTGCAGAACAAAGCAACCATAGTCGCCAAAGAGGCGATCGCTCGTTTTGTTGACGGCAACGCCGACCGGCTGCAAGAGTGGCTAGACCAGATCGCAGTGCAGGACGGACCGCAGGCGGCTTTTAAATGCTTTTCCGATTTGCTTGAATACCATGTGCCTAAACTGTCACGCGCAGAACAAACCGGTCCCGATGGCGGGCCGCAAGAGCACACATTCCGGTGGCTTGAGTAATGCTGCACGTCATTCCCTACAAGCCGCGACCGGCATTCCTGCCGTTTCATCAGCGCACTAAGCGGTGGTCATGCTTGGTTGCTCATCGGCGGGCTGGCAAGACCGTGGCGGCGATCAACGACTTGATCCGGGCCGCAGTTACAAGCCGAAGCCCGATGCCGCAGTTTGCCTATATCGCTCCGTTTCGAAGCCAGGCTAAATCCGTGGCGTGGGACTATCTAAAGCACTTCTCGGCTACCTCGGCGGCCAGCACGAACGAGTCTGAGCTGACGGTCGACATGATCAACGGCTCGAAAGTGCGTTTGTTTGGCGCCGACAACGCTGATTCGATGCGCGGGCTGGGCTTTGACGGTATCTTCATGGATGAATACGGCGACTTTAAACCGTCTGTTTGGGGCAACGTCATCCGGCCGGCGCTCTCCGACCGGCAAGGCTGGGCGGTGTTTGGTGGCACGCCAAAAGGCAAGAATCAATTTTGGGAAATCAAACAGACTGCCGAACGATTGCGGGATGAGTGGTTTCTTTTGCAGCTGCCGGCCAGCAAGTCAGGGTTATTACCTGATGGCGAGTTGTCAGCTGCAAGGGCGCAGCTTTCAAAAGATCAATACGATCAAGAATACGAAATTTCATTTGAAGCCAGCATCATGGGCGCCTTTTACGGCGTCGAGATGCGCGAGGCAACCGAAACCGGCCGCATCACTCGGGTTGACTACCAACCCGAGGTGCCGGTGCATACCGCCTGGGATCTCGGCTATCGTGACGATACCGCGATCTGGTTCTATCAGGTCATCCGCGGCGAGATCCACGTCATCGACTACTACGCAGTCAGCGGCGCCAACATCAGTGAGCTGGCCGCGGTGGTCACCGGCAAGCCCTATCGTTACGGAAAGCACTACCTGCCGCACGATGCCCGCGCTAAGACGCTGGCCGCCTCTGGCAAGAGCGTGATTGAGCAGATGGCCGAGCATCTCGGCATCAACAACATGGCGATCGTGCCGGATCTGGGCGTGCAGGACGGCATCCAGGCGGTGCGGATGATGCTGCCCTATACCTGGTTCGACGAGGACAAGTGCAGCGAGGGCATCGAGGCGCTGCGCCAGTATCAGCGCGAGTATGACGAGGACAAGAAAGCCTTTCGGCAAACGCCGCGGCACGATTGGTGCAGCCACCCGGCAGACGCAATGCGAATGTTAGCGATTGCTTGGCGAGCCGAGCCGACGGTCAAGCCGCCGGACCGGATCAAACCGTTGATGGTTGGACCTGAAAACACAGTAACGCTCAACGATATGTGGTCAACAATGAAAACAACTAGGAGTGGCAGATTATGAGTGGCGTAAGCAATCCGTATCGGTATTTTTATGAGCATGTTGCAGTATCACAAACAGCCCAGGTATTGGGCGGCACTGGCGCTGTGGGTGATTACCTGCATCGGTTAGTTTGCACGGTGTCTACGGCAGCAACATCATTAGTCCAGATCGTTGACGGAACGGGCACAGGCATCCTCACGCATACCGTGCTGCCTAATGCCGTTGGTGGTGGTATTGGCGTATACAACATTGAATTAAATGCAGTGTCGGCTAACGGGGCGTGGAAAGTCACGACTGGGGCCGGTGTTGAGGTTATGGCTGTGGGCATCTTCACGGCTTAATCATGGCCGAAGCCGACCGCCTAGCTGCTGCTCTGCGATACCAGCAAGAACTGGATGCCGCGCAACGACCTGCGACTATGAACCCGAATATAGCCGCGCAAGGAAAAGAAATTAGATTCCAGCGAGAAATAGCGGCCACACCGTGGTATGCGGAATTCACAAAGCAATATGGAGAATCGCCAGATTTAAGCAAAAACGCTAATTATGATTACCGCAAAGCATGGGACGCTGGAGTTAGACCTGAGCGAGACCCTTACGATAGCAATCGTTACCATTGGCCATCATCAACACCGACCGGCGAAATGTTGAAATCAGCAACACATCCGACCGCATGGAAAGAACATTATATGCAGGCAAATGGCGTAAACCCTGATGCTGTTGGCGCAACCGAAGCGGATTGGTTAAAAATTAAAGCGGGACAATAATAATGAGCGCAGCCTGGACACGTAAAGAAGGGAAAAACCCTGCCGGTGGATTGAACGCGGCAGGCCGAGCCAGTTACAAAGCCGAAACAGGCGGCACGCTTAAAGCGCCTGTAAAGGCTGGCGATAACCCGCGGCGTGCATCATTTCTGGCCCGCATGGGCGGTATGCCGGGGCCGATGGAGAAGAACGGCGAGCCAACACGCTTGGCGCTTGCGCTCAAGGCATGGGGCGCGAGCAGCAAGGCCGACGCCAAGAGCAAAGCCGCAGCAATATCGAGCAGGAATAAATAATGGCCGACACCGACCGCTTGGCAGCTGCGCTGAGATACCAGCAAGGCATGGCGTTGCCGACACCCGAACCTGACAGCATGGTTGGTCGGGCACTAGATGCTGCCGCCCAATGGGGCCGCGGCGTGCAAAAGAACGTTAGCGATCTGGTATCGCCGACCGCCTGGGCAGAAGCGTTAAAGAATCCTCCGCGTGGCGTGCTCTCGCAGATGAATCCTGAAAACAAGCAGGAGATGATTAATCAGGGGATTGATAGCGCGTTGAACTTTGGACCTGCGATGTTGGGCAAGATTGTCTATCACGGAAGCCCGCATCGCTTCCAACCAACTGCCAATAATCCATTGGGCGAGTTTGATCCGATGAAGATTGGAACGGGTGAGGGGGCGCAGGCTTACGGTGTTGGGGCTGGTTATTTATCAGAGGCACCAAGCGTTGCAAAATCTTATCAAGGCAGTGTATCTGCAATGCACAAAGCACAAGGTAAACCAGCCGCAGAAATAAAAATAGGCGGAAAATCTATTAATTGGGATGATCCTGTTCAAACTGCCGCTTTTGAGCTTTCAAGGCACAATGGTGATCGTGCAGCCGCGGCTGAGTTTCATGCAAGAACTTTTGCAGGCGGCAATAATAATCCAGCAGTTAAAATTCTTAGATCAGAACAACCATTGCCTAATGTAGATTTGCCGGGCTCCCTCTACAAAGTAGACCTCCCAGACGAGCAGATAGCCAAGATGCTGGATTGGGATAAGCCGCTGAGTCAGCAAGCCGCGGGCAAAGCAGCATTAGATTTTATGCCATCCATTGCAAAACCAAACATGACCGGGCAGCAGTTTCACGACGCTCTCGTAGAACAGGTATTTGGTTCTGGAAAGCGAGCTACGCAAGATTCAAAGGGCGCGCTAGCCGCTGCAAATTACATGCGGTATAGCCTCGGCATCCCCGGCATCAAATACCTAGACGAAGGCTCACGCGCTGGCGGTGGCACCAGCAACTTTGTCGTGTTTGACCCCAAGCACATGAACATCATAGGACGCGAATAAATGGAAGCCACCGCAACCGGCGTGCAGAAATACCTGAATATCGTCAGTCAATACGACAACGAATTCAAGAAGTGGGAAGCGCGGGCAGAGAAAATCGTCAAACGCTATCGTGACGACAATCGCAGCCAGCATACCAACGAAACCGCAAAATTCAATATTCTATGGTCCAACGTGCAGACGTTGATTCCGGCTGTTTACTCCAAGCTGCCGAAAGCGGTCGCAGAGCGCCGGTTCGGTGATAACGATCCTGTGGGCCGCGTGGCGTCTGAGCTGATCGAGCGTGCGCTTGATTACGAGATTGAGCATTACCCAGACTTCCGCGCCACGATGCGCTATGCCGTTGAGGATCGGTTCCTCGGTGGCCGCGGCACTGCTTGGGTGCGTTACGAGCCGCATGTTCGCACACTTGACACACCCGAAGATGGCGTGCAAATCACCGAGGACATCGAAAATGAGCGAGCAGAAGGCCAAACCCCCGAAGGCGCCGAGAATCCCGAGAATCAGGACTACACCGCTGGCGAAGCCGAGCCGCAAGAGGAAATCGAATACGAGTGCGCCCCCACCGATTACGTTCATTGGAAGGATTTTGGCCACTCTGTCGCACGCACTTGGGAGGAGGTAACCTGCGTTTGGCGTTGGGTTTACATGACACGCGAGGCGCTTACAGAGCGATTCGGCGAAAAGGTATCAAAAAAGATTCCGTTAGATTCAGGACCGGAAACGCTCAAAACTTATGGCCAGAGCAACAAAGAGCGCACCCGCGCAAAGATATGCGAGTTGTGGGATAAAGAAACCGGCAAGGTCTACTGGTTTACCAAGAACTATAACGAGCTGATCGACGAGCGCGACGATCCGCTTGAGCTAGAGGGCTTTTTCCCCTGTTCAAAGCCGCTTTACAGCACCACGACCAGCGACACGCTGATTCCGGTGCCGGACTTCGTGCTTTACCAGGACCAAGCCAACGAGCTAGATATTCTTTCAGATCGCATTGATGGACTGGTTAAAGCACTGCGGATTCGCGGCGTTTACGATGCGAGCCAGCCGGCACTGCAACGCCTGCTGACCGAGGGCGACAACAATACGCTGATCCCAGTCGACAAATGGATGCAATTCAGCGAAAAAGGCGGGCTTAAAGGCGCTATCGACATTCTGCCGATCGATGAGCTGGCTAATGCTCTACTGAATTGCTACCGGGCACGCACCGAGATCAAAGCGCAGATCTACGAGATCACCGGCATTTCTGACATTATCCGCGGCGCCTCGGCAGCAAGCGAAACCGCAACCGCGCAACAGATCAAAGGCCAATACGCCGGCCTGCGCCTGCGCTCGATGCAGGAAGAAGTCGCACTGTTTGCCAGCGAGCTGATCCGGCTAAAAGCGCAGGTCATGTGCAGCAAATTTCAGCCGCAGACGATTCTGGCCTATGCCGCTGCTGCTCAGATGAGCCAGCCAGATCAGCAGATGATCCCGC